ATAAGTACAAGGATTTCGTTGACTGCCTTCGTTACCTGTTGACGTTCGACCCGATTTTTGTGGATGCGACCACTTGGAAGGCTCACGGTGTTGGGGGAGGTTACTGATGAACAGTCTCCTCAATGATGATTCGGTTTTTGTTGGGTTCAAGGAGGCGAGTTCTGCCTTGAACGTGAGTATTTCTTATTTGCAAAAAATTGCGAATGCAGGGGTTTTGCAGTCGTATACAATGCAGGGAGGGAAGCGTAAGTTATATAGGAATGATGTTATAAAAACATTTAAGCTAAGGGATAAAAATGAATGATAAGTTATCGAGGGCGAGTGAAAAGCCTGATGTAATAGAGTTGCACTCCGAATACAGGAAGGCGATTGATGATGGGTTTACCTCAGAGCGGCTGGACTACTGCGACAAGCAGCGGCTGGCGGTGTGGGATGGACAGACAAAGGATTTTAAGAAACACGCGGACAACGAGAAGGGCGCCTTTCCTTGGGAGGGCGCTGCGGATACGCGACAGCGGCTGGTTGACACAACCATAAGAAGCCTGCTTGACCTGTTGATGGTCTCCTTTCGGAGGGCTCAGGTGAGGGTTAACCCGGTTGAAGCCGGGGACTCGGAGTCTGCTGCTGCGTTAAATACGTTGTTTAGGTGGCTGGCTGGCTCAAGGTTGTACAATGAGTTGCAGCGAGAGGCTGAGCTGTACGGCGAATACGCGCTGACATATGGCTATGCTGTGATGTTTGTGGGCTGGGAGCAGGCAACAACACTCAAGAGCGAGAAGGTAACACTTGATGCTTTGGCGGCTATGGCTGAGCAGGGCGGCGAGGAGATTGGGCTGACGGGTGACATAATCGAGATGATTAAAGATCCAGAGTCTGCTAATCAAGTTGCGGAAATGTTTGTCGGGTTGGTGCCGAGCGTGAGAAAGCGCCGGGCGCTTCGGATGGTTAAAGAGCTTAGGGAGACGGGCGAAACCGAGATCCCCATTCCAGAGGTGAGCAAAAACCAGCCAAGCATCCAAGCCTTGAAACCGTTCGAGGATGTTGTGTTTCCAAGCGAGACGGTTGACCTGAGCCGAGCCCGGGCTATTTTCAGAAAGGTTTACCTGACTGAGGTTGAGTTAAGGGCGAAGATTCAGGATGAGGGATGGGACGAAAAGTTCGTTGATCTGGCGGTTGATACCGCAGGCAAATCCCATGAGGCGACGAATGTTATGATAAACGCGACAACGCTCTCGCCTACGTTTGATGAAAACAGGAACCTGATCGAGATTGTGTATGCCTACACCAAACAGCTCAACGAGGATGATGTGCCGGGCATATACTGCACAGTGTTTAGTCCTTACGCGACTCAAGTTGATTCAGATGAGCCTATTTACGCGAAGCATGAGTTGGTTAATTACGCGCATGGCCAGTATCCGTTTGTTGAGTACAGGCGAGAGCGCCCAAGCCGCAGGGCAATTACTGAAAGTCGAGGGGTTGCTGAGGTTAGCGCCTGCGCCCAAGCCGAGTTAAAGGCCCAGCGAGACTCCATAATTGACAGGACATCGTTGGAGACGATTCCACCGATTCAATATAACCGGCGCCTTGGAATGGCTAACAACCTTGGGCCTGCGGTCATGGTGCCCGTGAGTAAACCGGGCGACTATCAGCCGTTACAGTTGACGGCTGGGGTGCCAGCAACCTCGATGCAGTGCATTGAGATGATTATGCAGGACAACTCAGACTACTACGGTCTGCCTCACTCGAATATACCCCCGGTTACCACAACCTTGAAGCAGCAGGCGCTGGTGAACAACTGGCTGTGTTCATGGACTGAGATATTCCAGCAGATGCTGGCGCTCTCGCTGCAATACCTTTCCCCAGAACAAATGGAGAGGGTTACAGGTGTGCCGTTACAGATTCCGGATCTCTCGACAATGCCAGACTTCATTTTGAAGTTTGATGCGCGGGACATGGATCAGGATTATGTGATGAAAAAGCTCGAGGTTATCGCGCAGCAACTTTTACCGCTTGATGTCGGTGGCTCAATTGAGCGCAATGCCTTGATTGAAAAACTGGTTCGCAGCATAGCGCCTGAGCTGGCCGACGAGATTCTTATTGACCAAGGAACAGCTTCACAGCGTGTTTATGATGACACAAAAGCCACACTGGTTGGTATGCAAGCTGGATACGAGGCAAACTATCAGGACAAAGACCCCTCAGCGCAAAGCAAGTTGCAATACCTCCAGCAACTGGTGCAAAGCAACCCGAAGGCTCAGGAGGCCGCGCAGGGAGACGAACAGTTCAAGGCTTTGCTGGATAACTATTCGCAGTCGCTGCAATTTCAAGTGCAACAACAGCAGAACGCGCAAATCGGGCGAGTAGGCGTCAAACCTGTGCAGCAGTAATTTATGGAAGCATCCATCATTGACAAAATGGCGAGTGGAAACGGGGAAGATCTGCTTGACGGCATCAACTCTATTATCGATTCGAGTATAGAGGCTGAGATTGGTTACGTTTCATCTTCAGGCGTGGAAGACGGGGAGCGGTCCCACTCAGCGGGAAGGCTGGACGGGCTCCGCTCGCTGAAACAATTGATCAACGAAACGGTAACACTCGCAAAAAACAACAAGTAAATTATGCTAAAAGAGGTTTATTAGGTTTTTTCTAACATACAGGGTTTTAATTTGAGCCCCTCCAGCGTTATAGCTGCGAGGGGTTTCTGCATTCCCAATAAAGATGCTGAGGGAATCTTGCACCCAACAAAAGCATGGCAAAAGATAAAGGACAGGAAACTGGCGACTCACTGCCCGAGCCGCAGGAAGCACAGGAAGGGCTGAATAACTTAGGAGGTCTTATTGACCAAGCGGGACTTGCCAGAGTCTTTGGGGCAACAGAAGAGCCTGAAGAGCCTGTGCAGGAGGCGACTGAACCCGAGCCTACGCCACCCGCAGATGAAGCTGAAAAAGGGGTAAAGGAATCTGATTCGCCTGAGTCGAGTGACTCGGGAAATGACGAATCGGAAACTGAGTCGGAAGTTCTTTCTCAGAGCGAAGAAGAGGGCGAGTCGGTTGAGGTAAAAGGCCAAGACGGACTTCTCAAGCGCATTGGTAAGCTGACCGCGATCAGGAAGGAGACCGAAGGTAAGGTCTCCACCCTTGAGGACGAGAATGCCGAGCTAAGGGCGCAACTTGAGCAGCAGGACGATAAGGCTCCAGCGGTTGTCAGGAATGACAGCTTGTATGGGGACATTGGTTCGGTAAAAGAAGTTGATGAAAAACTTCGGGAAGCTCAGGAGGTGTATGATTGGGCTGAGGATCACCCAAACGGGGTGACTCAAGGCGACAAGGATTATACCGAGGAGGATGTGGTTTCAATCAAGCGAAAAGCCCGAAAGGCATTGAGGGAATTGCCCAAGCGAAAGGAATACCTGAACGCTGAACGCGAAAGCTCAAGGTTGGTTGAGACGGCCTTTCCTTATTGGAAGGATCGATCTCACGAAATGTACCAACAGGCACATGAGATCTTGAGGAACCGTCCAGAGATTAGGTTATACCCAGAGTGGAAGGCTGATGTCACCATATATCAACTTGGGTTGATGGCTTATTCGGAGTTGCAAAACTCTAAAAGCAAGAAACCCGCAGGAGTTGCTAAGGCGCCATCTCAACCATCAAAGCCGACAGCAGCAGCCCCTAAGCAGGCAAGTTCTGCAAAAGGGCAGGCGGCAGCAGTTAAAAACTTCGCTGAGAGAAGGGATCGAGACTCATTAACTGAATTAATGAAAGGCTTTATCTAAATGGCACAATTATTTGAAGCGGACTTCCAAGGAAGCGGAAGTGCGCTAACTACAGGCCCAACCAAGAGAGAAGATCTCGCGGATTGGATTAGTTTAATCGACGCAAAAGACACTCCGTTGACCAGCATGATACCCAAAGGCAAAGACCTTGGGAATATGTTTCATCGCTGGAGCGCGGACGAGTACGAAGCGACAACCACCAAGGGGTTCAGAGACGGCAAAGATGCGGTTGACACTGCTGACGCCGCTCTCGGGAACGCTGTGAGTCACGGCGCAACTTACGCACCGTACATCCAGAGCCACGCTCGGAACAGGGAAGAGTTGAGCAACTACGCTCAGTATTTCCGCAGGGCAACCAAGGTTAGCCCGTTGGCTGCGTCTGTCACCAACCCCGTTGGAGGTAAGAACCTCCTCGCTCAAGGGATTGCCAAAAAAACCGTTGAGTTGAAACGGGACATGGAGGCGAGTTTCCTTAGCGACAACGAGCCCTTGAAGGAAACCACTGGCGGCAGTGGAATCCCTTATCAAACTAGGGCGCTTGGGCAGTGGATAAATCCCGCACCTTCGGCTGGAGATGCGGCGGTTCCCGCTGACTTCAAAACGCCGGGGGCAAGTGCAGTCGATGTTGGCACTGCGACAACTACTCCTGACTTTAGCGAGGCGCTTGTTCAGGGGGTTCTCGAGTCCATCTATGGTGAGACAGGAAGCACTCGTACATACGACCTTATCTGCGGCACCAAGATCAAGAGAGCGTTCACCAATCTAACGGCAACTGACACAGTTGATTCTGCCTTGGTTGATGCGGAGGATACAGGTTATAGTGCAACCAAGGTTCGCACGTTTAACCAAGAGCTGGGTAACACCAAATTCAAGAACACCATTACGGTGTTTGAGGGTGATTTTGGGACGCTCAATATTCATGTCGATAACTTCGTTCCAGAGGTTGTTCGGGGTTATGTCATCCCAATGGAGATGGCTGAGATGCGGTACGGGATGCTCCCTCGGGTGCAGTCCATTCCCAACTCTGGCTCTGGTGAAGGTCGAATTGTGGAAGCAGTCGCCTCGCTCGTCGTGAAAAACCCGAAGGGGTTTGGCAAGTTTGGTTCCGCTTAATCGGTCTCATGCTTGTTAGCCTAGAAGGGCTCGATGAGTCTCTCATCGATGGGATGCTTGACGAGTTCAAGACGGGCTGGAACAGGCAAAAGGTTATAGCCCGGGCCGCACAAAAGCGGCTCGGGCAAACCAATCGAACGGAGCGCAAGTCGGTTGACGGCTTGGGCGCCATGAAAGCGCAGATAAGCGCGGATAGTTATCACTACTGGGGTCAGCGTTTAGGTTATGATTGTTGGAAGGATAAAAAGTTCATGG